ACTCTGCTGTTGCGCGGTATCCGTACATGGATTTAACGTAGTATCGCGCTAGTTTGCCTTTGTATAACTTCTTAAACATATAACGGCTAATGCGTATCGTAAAAGATTTGCCTGGAGCCGTATGATGCATGATGTGCATATATGCCATTGTCTTGCTCCGAATTTGTAAATGTTTATTAAAAAAGACCTTTTTGATGCAATGTTGTGAATGCTTCTTCAATCAATACACGTGCTGCAGCGTCAGTTGGAAAACCATGCTCAGTTGCAAAATCTACTGTGCTGCTAGTTGCAAATCGGTCTTCTGGCTTTACTTCTTGCTTGATAAGTAAATCAACGAGCTCTGTTGAGTTATTTGACTTACCTACCCATGTATCTTCAATTTGCACTGCAATACCGTTGTTTGTTGCTGTAAGAAAAATAAACCTGCTCATTTGTATGACTCCCTGTATGTGATCAGCACCGCGCCTCTCAATGGTTATAACTATACCACAATGTTCTAACTTATCAAAACTTTTTCACACTTTTTTACAGAAAATTGTCATTTAGATGTTAGGGACACCCATATTAATTTCAGCGTGTTACCAGGTCATTTGATTGCAGGAACATTTTGCTGTCCGATAGCACGAATGTCAGCGTCACCCACGTGTCCACATACCCTGTTTGTCGGCTCGCTTTCGCTTGCTTGCCGCGGTCCATCTCTACCCGAAATGCCCTAGTGGTCCAGGTTAACAGCTGCCTGTCAGCATTATCCATGAGTTTTGGTCAGGATCTACCACACCAATCTAGCAATCTACAACAATTGATCGACAATATCACGTACAACTTTGACAGTTTTTTATGCGTTTTGTGGTAAAATTGTGTCGTGCGGCCATTGCGAAATGGCTACCCGACCATTTCCTTAACCCGCCTGTGTCCTTTTCCCCAGGGTGGCCGCACTCCTACTTTAATCTAAAACACGAATTGTCCAATCGTTTGTCTTTACACATTCTGTAAGTTTTTCCACCGCCCACATAGCTGCACAAGATTCTTTGCAAAAAAATCCATGCGTGCGATCTGCAACGCAACGCCATGCCGTGGTACTTAAACTTGTAGGCAGGTAAAACTTTTTTTCACAATACGCGCAGTATCGTTTCCTCTGTGCCAATGTTTGCTTTTTTCTTACAGCACACAACTGGTCTAATGTGAGATTGCTGTGTACGCCCTCTTTTTCTCGATATTCGTTAGTAATTGCCATGATGTTCTCCTTTTGTTATTGACACTAATAGATTAGCTGACAGTTTGCGTTTTTTTAACTCGACAAAAAACAAATATGCAACTGTTGACACTAATTTACACAATCGCTACACTCGCATCTCTTTTTAACGACACAGGGAAAAACAATGGACTATCCTGAAAACGCAGAGTTTTGGACTGCATTTGCTAAAAGCAAAAAAAAGTACAAAACACCTGCAAAAGACCAAACCAATCAATTTACAAAGCAAAAATACTGGAGCCTGCAGGCATTAAATGATGCAGCACGCACAGCATTTGGCAGCGCCTTTACGTTTTACTACATGAATGTTTTTAACGAGCATCAGGTAGGCGCCGAACTGGTCCTGGTGCACAACAAAAGCGGAGCAACGCGTTCCTGGGTGACAATGGTTGACAAGACACAGCGCAATGAGCAGGGCTGCGGCACTGGCTACACATACGCAAAGCGTTACGCAATGATGGCGCTGTTCGCACTGGGTGACCCAGAAAACGACAATGACGCGCAGTATGTCACTGAAGAGCCAGCAGATGAGCTCGCTATACAAGATTTGCAGCGCCGTTGCCAGGAAGCAGGAATGCCTGCAGAAGTCTGCCTGCGTGCTGTCAAATCAGATAACTGGCAGCTATCAAAGGCGCAGATGAAAACGATAGAAAAACTCATCGAAGAGCGCACTGCCGTTGAGCAGCAGGATGGATTTCTGTGAGACACTTTTACATAGAGCAAGGTTCGGATGAATGGCTGGAGCAAAGGTGCGGTTTTATTACCGCATCTAACTTCAGCAGTATTGTTACAACAACAGGCACGAAGAGTCGCAGCTGGAAGACTTATCTTAACAAAGTCATAGCAGAGGCTGACGTTCCTAGACCAATAGAAGCGTACCAAAGTGACGCAATGAAGCAGGGCGTAGATAGAGAAGACCTAGCTAGGTCCAGGTTCGAACTGCTTTACAACGTAAATATCAAGCAAGTAGGCATGATCGCGCTGGATGATTACGATGTTAGCTGCTCACCAGATGGTTTGTTTAGCGATACAGGCGTAGAAATAAAGTGTCCACAAAGGCACACATTTGCAGGCTACGTTATCGATAACAAGCTACCGACTACATATTTCCAGCAAATACAAGGCACGATGTGGATCTGCGAGCTCGAATATTACTGGTTCTATGCATACTCTCCAGAGCATGGTGACTTAAAGATTAAAGTTTTGCGAGATGATGAATGGATCAACTCTGCCGCTAAGATTATAACAGAGGCGGCAACTTACGTGAAAGAAGGAGTAAAGAAACTAAAATGCAACAGAAACAAAAGGGCGAGCTAGTCGATCTGCTTGCTGTAAACAAAAGCAAATTTGCCGAAGATAGGTACTATGCGTCTATAAAGAAAGATGATCTCATCAAACTTGTAGACGCAGTTACCAATGACACTGCGAAAGAAACCGATTATGGCGTAGAGATACAAGGTTTTCTTAACACTAACTCAAAGACGGGCGAAAAGTTTATTAAATTAAAATGGACACAGCTGCCCGAAAAAGACAAACCACAAGGCACGTGGACAGAAGAAAGTAAACCAACTGCAGTAGCTGACGAGGATATACCGTTCTAATGCGTATCACTGATGACGTTCCAGAAATTGGTTCTTCTAATCCCTACGTGCAAGCGTTCATAGCGATGGAAGAAAGCAAAGCGCTAGAGTTTGATGATTATGATGAAATGCGCAAGGCATACTTTTCTATCAAGTCGTGGTTGCGCGGTAGCAAAATACCTAGTCATTACAGAACAATCGACGCCAAACAGAGCTCTCATAGGCGTACTATTCCAGGCTGGCGTCCAATAAACCGCTTTTTAATTGTGAAGGTTAATCGTGCCAGCAGAAACGCCTAGAGCTAAAGCCATAAGACTGCTCCAGCAGCTTGTTCGCATGAAGGCTGCAGACGATCATGGCATGGTAACTTGTGTCAGTTGTGGCAAAAGTGTGCATTATAAAGACGCTGACGGTGGTCACTGGTTACCGAAAGGAGCCAGTAGCCGCTGGGCTCTAGAAGAATGTAATATTCATGTCCAGTGCAAAGGCTGCAATGGATTTGGTATGAAGTATGGCGCTGCATCGCATCACTATACTGTGCACATGATTGAAATGTATGGCAAGGATCACGTAGATCATATGCTTGCAACAAAGAACCAGGTGCATAAGCTGTACAAAGCTGACTATGAGGATATGATTGCCGATTTAAGAGAACAGATAAAACAACAGAAGGAAAGGCTGCAATGAGTGGGGAACACTGGGTTATCAACAGCGATCACAAGTTAGACAATGTAAAGCGCCACATTGAGCAGGCGTATGAAAAAGACAAGTTTCTGACTATTACCTGCGTTACAGGCAAAAAACGTACTAATAAGCAAAACAACGCTTTGCACTTGTGGTGTGAGCAATTAGCTACTGTATTGAATGACAGGCAGCTGGACTTAAAGGTAATGTTAGATCACCACCCGACCATCGATTGGAACAGGGATGCAGTTAAAAACTTTCTGTGGAAACCTGTACAGAAAGCACAAGCTGGTGTCGATTCAACTACCAAAGCAAAGACTAGCGACTACCCTGCAGTGTATGACATATTAAACAAGTATCTGGCAGAGAAGTATGGCGTACACGTTCCGTGGCCACAACACGATGAGTAAACTAACCATGCATGACGATATATCGTTTGTGATGAAAGATCCTGAAGATTGCAAAAAATGGTTACAGGTTGCGTTAAAAAAATTTGACGCAGAAGACATGAACTACATTGCTACTATGGCTTTCACCATGCAGCAGATGGAAACCTTTATATTCAGCGATGAGAAACGCAGCGCTGATTTTTTTGAGGAAATGAAGTTAGTAGGATACTCGTCAGAGCTCCACTAGATATCTATTCTTCATGTGCGCTGCTTTAATCAACGCTTTGCTCTTACCGATGTACGGAACAGCATGGTAATTGCTTATCAGCTCTTCCGTTAGCCATTTATTTCCCACGCGGAAATCACCAAGATATCTTCCATACTTTCCTTTCTCATAAGTTTTTAGTATGACCTCGTCTGCATTTTCAAAAAAGTTTACGACAAATGCTTTCGCCGCAAGACCATACTTCTTCTCTTCTGCATCTCGACTACGAGTCTCTGGTGTGTCAACTCCGTATAAACGAATGCGCCCACTGCGACCGCGAATGTAAGTATCAAAGCCAAGACTAACTGCAGTGTCAATAGTGTCACCATCAACTACCCTCACGACCGCGCACTTGTACTCATACATCGACGTACTCGCCAGTCTTTATGATGTCTGTGAGCTCTAGTGCTCTGTTACCCACTTGCCTAGCCCATAGGCTATCTAAAAACTCAGTTGCTGCCAGGTCATAGTTACTGACAGACATAGCGGCAATAGCTTTCTCAAACTTGCGAAACCTTGTCGCGCCAAGATTTAGAAAGATATTTGTAACTGCCTCAGACCGCGCATCATCTAAATCGCCAAACCAACTATACTCAGTCTTCAGCTCTTGCATACAGCGTGTAATGTCATTAGACAGCAGATACTCTATTTCTTCCATCGACAATCCTAGACCGCCGCGTGGGTCAATGTTCCTGCCCACACCAATCGTAATTTTACCTGGGTTGTCAATCTCTGCAGCTGTATCATCATACGCGTGCGTCTTAACACCTTCATGCCGTTTTAACTGATCTATAAGTCTTTGCATCATTTTTTACCGTTAGAAGACCCGAAATAATAGCTACCACCCAGTGCTAGCAGCGAGCTCAATTGGCCAAGCACTAGTGAGATTATGGTCTCGTCATTTTGATCATGCGGCATAACCGTGACTAATACGATGAATCCGCCATACAGGAATAGTGCCAGCAAAATAAAGATTCTGGGCGTCCAATCATTTGCTTCTCTGTTTTTTTGCCTGGCATCTTGACGATCTTCTACCTCTGTCTTGAATGACTCCAGGTCAATCTCCATTGCTTTGATTGTGTCAGCAAACTCTTTGTCAGCTTCTTTTAGTGCAACTGCTTTATGCGGCTCTCTCTCTATTAGGTCTTCTATTTCGTTTGCTGTAGTCGTGTCTGGCAGATGCAATTTTTTGGCCGCTACGCGCACCGCCATAGAAGCCATAGGACCGCCAGCAGCACTGGCTATTGTCGGAGCCAGGCTACTTAGCAACTTACCCAGCTTCATTCTGCTGACTCTTCTTCTGCTATAGCGTCTATAGTGTCACACACATCAGGCAATACCACTCCTGCCGTGGCAGACAAAGCGCCTCTACCCAGTCCACGTAGAGTTTTATACGCTTTACCGCAGTAGAGCTCCTTGTTTTTTATGACCTGATCAACAGATGTGCAGCTGCTCAGACTAATCAGTGTTGCTAGACTCACTACTTTTAGTTTCACTTTTCGACTCCTTTTTGGCTTTACGTTTTTTCTTTATGTCAGATACTTTTTTAGCGTCTAACTCTCGTTGTGCAATGTATTCCTCGACTCTTTCTACGTAACCTTGCATTGAATGATTCTCTACACGCTTCTTCAGGTTACCTCTGTCTGTTTTCTTAAATCTCTCATCAGGATCTACTACTGTCGTGCCATTGTTTGCAAAGTATAACATTGTCTGACTGACACTCGGTCCGTAGCAAAATCTAGGGATGTAAGCCACGATGTCTCCAGCGTGCACGCATGACACCTGGTTATCGAGATACATAGGACGCTTAAATCCTTTAAAGTAAACATTTGGCTTGCCAAAGGTTACCAGGTTTAGGTTTTTGTTAGTGTGCTTGCGCAGCTTGCTGCAGCTAAGAGAGGCTAATGCGCCAGCCAGACTATGTCCTGTAAATAGTGTGCGCTTGTTAGGATCGATATGCTTCAGAATTTCTTTCCATATAGACCTGTGCTGTATAACAAATCCCGCATGACATAATCTACCTGCATATGGCACAGGCACAACGCATAGGTCTGTGAGAATGTCGTTTAGTTTCTTTTGTGTTCCGCGGAATGCAACTATGTCTATTGTCTTGCGCTTTGCGATAAATGCAGTAGCACCTGTAAACTTATTTTCTATTTTTATAGCGTTGTCGTTTTCTTCTTTATATGCGTTTAACGACCAGCTAGCTGCCATGCGCAAAAGTACAGGATCAAGTTTCATATTTACTCTTCTGATAGTGGGTTCTCTAGTATTAATCTAATTCTCTCTTCAAGGTCATCCCGCATTGTCCGTAGACTCTCGTCAATCTCGCGTAGACTGTCATTTACTCTTTCTTCTAATTCGTAAACGTCATTTCGTAGCTCTCTTGTCGCTATAGCTACAGCGTCATCTGTGTCGCGTGCCACACGCTCTACTATATCTATGTCAGCTTGCAACCTGTCCATGTTGTTCATTAATTCTACAATGTCCTGGTCTATGGCTCGCTTGACAGTATCGATCAGCACCTCTGCTGCGTCTAACTTTGTATCCAGGACCGCTATCTGCTCGTCATACCTACTGAGATCAGGTGCAACGTAGTTAACTATTGCTTCTTCAGCTGTCAACAGTCTTTGGTACACCTCGAAACCTCCCCACATCGCAGCGCCAATGCTGCCCAGGAAAGGTACAACTAGCAGCAGTTTGCCGCCAGTAAACTTAACATCACCAACCTCTATCTCTGCCATTGCAGATTCACCAAATCGTTGTAGCCAGTTGTGCCTGTAATCCTTAGTAGCCCTCTAGGATCTTCTCTTGGCGCGTTACCTGGGTATACCTGAGTAGACTCATAAAACTGATCTCTGTCATTGATGGTTACTGCACCATACTGACTAAAACCAGGATTATTACTAATCAGAAAAACAGCTAGGCTCTGATCTGTAAAGCCACCAGAATCGCCCAGGTTTTCTAGTTGTGCCTCTAGTGAGTTATCTATGTCTTGCTGACTCATCGACTGTATTTGCGTTTCTGCGCGCTGCACTGTGCGCTGCTCCTGCGCTGTCGGTGGTGCTACGTCAAAACGGCTAAAATCAGGCAGTTGCGCGCTCAAGAATTGACCAAGACTTTGCCCAGTTGCGATTGCATCATTGAAATCTGTCTCGAATTGCACTTGTGACGGTGGCGCAAGATCCTGCTGTGTAAGACCGTTTTCTTGCTGTTGTTCTGCCTGGATGTTGATTGCCATATCAGCCTGCTGGACGCCCAAGACAGGTTGCGCGTCTAGCCCTGAGTTAGATGTGTTGTCTGCGGTTTGCACTGGCGCAGCAACACTATTTTGCAGGCTCATCACGTACCCGACCACATCGACAGCAGGACGCGTGACCTGCGCTGCACGCTCCACAGCTGGCGCAGGAGCAGCTTCCTGCACAACAACTGCAGTCTCTGCCTGTGCCTGGACCACTACAGGTTCAGCAGCGACCACGACAGGCTCTGGAGCAGTCTGCTGCGGTCTTTCTACGCGTGCAATTTGCACCACAGGCTCTGAGAGCTCTTCTACGCGCTCTTCACGCGCTTGTACGACCTCTACCACTACTTGCTGCCTTTGCGCCTCTTGCTGGCTCTCAGGCTCGCCCGTAGGCTGTCTTGATTCACGTGGAACACCCGTAAACATTTGCTCCTGTGGCGCTTCCTGGTATATCTGTGGCGTTTGTAGCTGGCTTAGTATGCGTGGGCGTCCAGTAGCGTCCGGTTGATCTAAATGCAAAAAATCGTCAGCTGAGTCACCAAACACTGTGTCTACCGCTTGCTCCGCGTAGGTAGGTGGCGCAGCTGCTTGCTGGCCACCACCGCCGCCCTGCTCCTGTCCAAGCGTGCTCTCAGACATTATGAGGCTGGCAGTGCCATTATTTACCGAAAAGCTAGAAGGACCGCCATAATTCAAAATATCGTCAGTTGTGAATCCGTTCATCGAGTATTCTTGTGTCCAGGCCTGGTTTGTCCCAGTGCCGCTAGAAAAAACAGGACCGCCGTACCAACCTACAAACGATTTGTGGTGGAAGCTGACGTTTACTTTTTCATACTCAAACTTAAAACCTCCAGTCCTATCTAGCGTTACGCCAAACGTGTTCTCGTTAGTTGTCGCGTATTCACGCACTTTGCGCCACAAAAAACTTGTCGAGTCTGAATCTGTCCGGTAATAGTACCCTGCGTCAGAATCTGTCGATGTGTCATCTAAGTCAGTCCATAGCGGCGCTATCATGTACGAGAATCCGCTAGGATGGTACGCGTTAGCCATGTATGTAGGCATACCTGTAGCGTGTGAGTAACCATCGCAGCAATATCCACCTGGTGGCGCATCTTGTCTGCCCACGCCAACAGGCAAATCTGCAGTCGGGTTGTACATCATTATAAACCCGTTAGTAGAGAACCAGGCGTGCGTAAATATCTTGTCTAACCAGGGAAAGGTATGACCCATCTCTACACTGACAGCTTTGTCATCGACGCCTGACATCACCTGCGTCATGCCAGCTGGATTTAGATTGTCTGCAAACGCTATACCAGGCAACAGACATATCAACAGATACTTTTTCATCGCACCCTACGGTCCCGTTCTGGTATCTTATCTGGGTTAGCTTCCCATAATTCTCTTGCTTCATCGCCTATTTTGCCCTCGTATGGGCATGGAGTGCCTGCTGCCATCATACTGGACCATACCCTGTAGTCTTGACACATAAGGCTAACTGCAGCAACTCGCATCCCCATGTCATATAGTGTTTTGCCAAGTTTGATGCGCTCGCAGTTTATATCTCTTACTGATCTACCAGTTGCAATACCAAGAATCTGTGACTGCAACCCAAGACTGCGGCCCGTAGTACACAGATCCTGAGAGTACGAGGAGCCGATAGGCGCGGCTATCGCACTTGGTGGTGGTGATTCTAACTTCTGCGTTATTCGCTGCGTTGATTCAGTTTGTGACTGACTTGTTGATGTGTTTACATTTTGATTTAGTGCGTTTATGTCTGACACTGAGTTAGTTGTAGACAAACTCTCACTGAATGATGTGGTGTTACTTGTCGTTGTATTTTGATTGACGTTGTTAGTGTTGCTTGTCGATACGTTTGTACTGTTGTTTACGTTTACGTTGTTACTAGTGCTCGTATTGTTGTTGATGTTTTGTATTACACCATTGTAATCCATGCTGTTGACGTTTGTGTTTACAGCTGTTGTATCTATAGTAGATGTATTTGTGTTTTGATTTACAGATGTGCCTGTGTAGTTAGTCGTGTTCAGGTTTGTATTCTGATTCACGTTCGAACTATTAGAACTGCTAGTTGCAGTCGTGGTTATTTCTGTCTGCGTTTGTGCAAACAACGGAGCAGCAAAAAAACAGCTTATTGCTAGAACCAGTAAACGCTTCATAATTCATCTTCACTTATCCAATTAAGGACTCTAGCTCTTCAATTGTGGTTGCTGCTTGTATTGCAGCCTTTCGGGTTTGCAGTCCTGCAAATAACTCATATCTTGCTGCCAATGCTGCATCGAGAATTGCTTGTAATCCATCTTTGTCTACTGTGACTTGATTGTTAGAGCTATCTAGCCAATAGAATCCATCGGGCAATACCGTAAAAGCAGAATTTTTGGTCATTTGGCTAATAGACTCACTATCTGCTTGATATGTTGCGCCGTTCACCGTGACAGTCAATGCATTATATTTCTCCTGCCAATCTTCAACATTTGCAGCCTTTTGAGCATCTTTGTGATCTTGCGTTGCTTCTGCCATATCAACTAACTTCCGATAATAAACTTAACTTGACCCGCTGTACCTGCGCTACCTTTAGAACCATAAGATGCTCCGCCAGCACCTCCTGATCCTGGCGTTGCCGATGAAGTAATGGATGTGTATGCATTGTCAATATAGCTAGAACCACCTCCACCAGACTGCCAATATACCCCGCCAGCGCCGCCTTTATAGCCGCCACCGCCGCCACCACCAGTGCCATAGTATGAACCGCCTGTTCCACCTCCTTGCCCCCATCCCGACACGCTGCCATCACCGTGATTGTTTGGGTTATCACTGTTCTGGCCTACACCGTAACCACCCTCTGTAGCGTACCCGTCTATGTTGCTGTTGCGGCTATTTGACCCTGGGACCCCGTCAGTTGCCGCTGAAGTTTGATTATCATAGTTTGGGCTCGGCACACCACCGTCAGCTTTGTTGTTGCCTGAAGTCACTACTCCACCAGCGCCAGGAGTCGTAGGCGAATTGTTCCATGCACTCGATGCCCCACCACCACCACCAGCGACAATAATCGGTGAATTGTTAGAGTTTAGAAGAACTGCGCTGGCTCCACCGCCGCCACCAGCTTGTTGATATGCATTAACTGAATTACCACCACTGGCTGTGCCACCTCCTCCAACAGTATATTTCAATATCTCGCCGTTGCTCGTAAAGCTGAGAGCCGCTTTGCCGCCTTGCGCGCCTGCTATGCCGCTGTGGTTCCAGTGTCCACCGCCACCGCCACCACCGCCTGAAACGTGGATTTCTACGCTTTTACCGACAGGTAATGCAACGACCGCGTAGTTGCTCATGGAAGAAGTGTATGTTGTGGTAGTACCCGCGTTAAGTATGGTTGTACCGGAAGGATAAGTCGTAAATGATATGTCAGACTCAGTAAGAGTAGTGCCATTACTATTTGTCATCGCAACACGGATGTAGTAAGTCGTGTTTGCACTCAACCCAGTAAGTGAAGTAGAGGATGCGCCACCTGAAATTAGTGTGTCAGACGTAGTTACACCAGGAGAAGTAGAATAATATACGCCATAAGAAGTCGCAGTTGCGCTCGCAGTATATGTGATCGTCGCTGTAGTTATCGCGTGAGTCTCTGCTACATTTATTGCGGATAGTGGCAAAAGACTTCCGTAATCATCTGTCCTCAGTAAATTTCTTATCTCATTATTCGACAAAAATTTTCTGGGATAATTTAGTATATTTTGGAAATTAAATCTGACTACACCTCCCATATTGCTATGGTTGGAACAGTAATAATAAATGTCTCGCTTTGCAGATATTTCGATTTCTGTATATGCCCCAGAAGACCCTGGTGTGCCACTGATGGTTACTCTTTCTGTATACTCTGAGCCACCAGCATGAGTGCCATTTGAAGTAAGCGACAGACGTAAAGGATGGCCGCTGTTCGATGAGTCGCTTTGATCAAATCTGTAAGTTATACATTTTGAGACATCAACAGTCGCTTGCGAAACACCGTCGATTAAAAATTTACCGCCAGCTACTGTGACTGTTAAAGTGACATCAGCGGTCATCAGCTAATTTCCTCATACGAACACACACCCTCTAAGTCTGATGCAGCACTCGCTGTCAGTCTAAGTGAGTCACCCTCTTCTAAATAGATTGATTTTGTTAGCACATCAAGTGAAGAGTCTGCTGGTATTAAAACAGTCTTTGCCAAATGATATGCCGTAGATGATCTAAAAACGTCTACGTTCACAGTTGCAGACGCCGTCCCATCGACATTGCTGATATAAAGAGCATTTACTTTAAATACCTTATTACTTGACGCAGAATTGCTCACGATTGCTGTCGGTGATGTGCCTATTGCCTGGACAGCAAGTTTACCTGTAATCGTGGCAACATTTACTATGTTTGGTGCAGCCATTTTTTAGCCTCCAAAGACTATAGCCATTGCAATGGCTTTTCCTGTAGACGCTTTAGCGTCCAATTGTGTTTGTAAATCGACGCCACTCAACTGTAAAGTTGTTGCGTTGACCTCACCTGATGAACCATACGCCACTGCTTTTGAGTTTACGATTGTGCCAGGCGTAGCCCCGTCTAATATATTTATGACAGACCCACTATCACTAATATCTCTTGCTCTGCTCATCTTATACCTCTGGCTTTTCGGGCCACGCGATTTCCCACGGGAATCCCTCTTGTAATGGGACATCAAGTAGCTGCTGACGGTAGTTGGTCATTGCAGTCTGTTGCTCAGTGGTAAGTGTCGCCCACCTAATTGGATTCATGGAGTCCACATCCCATCTCAATCGAGTGTCTCTTTGTGCGCGCATTTCGCCTGACATCCAGGCATCTTCCTCTGCCTTTTCCTCGTCAGTTGCATCGCGTGTCACCCATTGCTGTACCCATATCAGGTCTTCACGCTGCGTTATTTCTCCAGGCTCTATTCTTTTGTATTTTTGTTCATTTGGCTTAACGCCTGCCTCATAGATGCCGTAGCCATACTGCCCCGCCAGCTCTGGAGTTATCATTTGCCCGTGAAACATGGGTTCACAATCTCGCACATTCTGCTCAGGAATTGGATAAGTTACTGCTGCGCCATCTTCTATTTTTACAAGATACATTACACATCTGCCGTATTTGTTGAGGGGAATGATCTGCCATTACCCCAAATTATCCTAACCGCACCTTTTCCTCCTGCGCCACTGTTTGTCTGATAACTACTGACAGTGGTTCCTCTGCCGCCACCGCCGCCATAATCCCCGCCATCACCTTTTGTCCCTGCATTAAAATATCCGCCACCGCTTGTTGCAAATCCACCATCAGCACCACCGCTACCGCCTCTACCATTACCATCATTAGTATTTGTCCCAGGCGCAGCTCCAGATGTACCTTCACCTAATATTCCTACACCACCACCTCCATGTGATCCTTGCTGGTCAAAGTTGTATGCTGCACTCCCGCCACCACCGCTAGGCGCAGCACCTGGTTGTGTGTTGCTATATGCACTGTTACCGCCATTTCCGCTGTAACCTGCTGCACCACACGCGCCACCTCTGTTATCTGAGCTTCCGCCGCCTTCTCCGCCTCCATCACCCACTTTGCCACTTGTAGCAGCGGTTGAGTTTTGCGTTCCTTTACGCCCACCCTGCGCATAACAAGTGCTTGTGTTTATAAAATAACTATTGCCACCATCTTGGCCGTTCCCTACAGATGTTATGCTGGCTCCTGGTGATCCAACGACGACTGTATAACTAGAACCAGGAGTCACTGAAATATTATTTTTATAAGCCAAAGCGCCACCGCCACCGCCGCAAGAATCGTGGTCTTTCCTACCTGATCCACCTGCACCGACTACTACTACGCAAACAGAACTTACACCTGCTGGTGCAGTCCAACTGTATGTTCCTGCCGATGTGTAGGCCTGTTGTCCCGCCGCTACACCAGTGGTAAATGATGTACCTGTGCTATATTCAGAATAATTACCCGCAGAATCTTTGTAGCGCACTCGCCAGTAATGCACAGTTTCTGCTGCGAGAACATCAGATGAGCTAACTGTGAAAGACGTAGATGTTCCCGCTACATCACCACTGCTTACAACAGTAGAACTAAAATCAGACGCCGTAGATATTTGCCACTGCGCCGCTGCCATCGTAAGACCATCTAAATTAATAAAAGCGCTTGCTGTAAGAGTTGGTCTTAGCGCAACGGCAGTCGCTCCTTGTGCTGGCGTTGTATTAGTTGGAGTACCAAAAACTTTACCGCTCGTATCCGCAAAACTAAGTGTACCAGAACCGTTTGTGACGATTGCCTGACCATTGCTACCGTCAGATGTTGGTAGATTTAGGGCAGTAAGGAATGATGTCAGATTTGAGTCATATGCTTGTACGTTAGACCCGATGGCAAGACCTAAGTTTGTCCTGGCTGTTGACGCACTCGCTAAATCGCTTAAATTGTTTGAAGTTGCAGCGTAATCAGAAGTCGCTGCAGTCGCAATTGTTCCCAGACCTAGATTGGTCCTAGCTGTGCCAGCATTGTTGAGATCAGATAGGTTATTTGATTTTTGAGTGTATCTGGCATCTGAAGCTGCTTGCGTATAAACATTCGCAACATTAAACGCGCCAAATGCGACAATATCCACGATGTCACCAGCCGCCGCGCCGCTGGCTAAAACAATATTAGTGCCTGAAGTTGCCGTAAAGTCAGTTGACGCTAGTAGCTTGACACCGTTTAGGTAAACATCAACAAAACCAACATCGTAAGTAATAGCAAACGTAGTCTGACCAGCTGTTGCTGTGTAGGTTTGCCGCGAGCTCGTACCATTTACAGCGCTACCTGCAGCAACAAATGATGATCCGTTGTAGACACGCATTTCGTTTGCAGTTGTGTCGAAATACAACGCACCTGTTTGTAATGCATTCCCGTCATTGTCTGTGCTCGGTGGGCTACTTTTACTCCCTAGATACCTATCATCGAAATCGTCAAATGACGCAGCTGCAGCAGTAGCAGAGTTTGCAGCCGCTGTTGCACTCCCTGCCGCGTTAGTTGCTGACGTTGCAGCTGCAGAAGCTGAATTACTAGCATTTGTTGCAGACGTTGCTGCGCCTGTCGCTTGTGTTGTAGCTGTAGTCGCGCTATTTGCTGCATTTGTAGCGCTCGTCGCAGCGTTCGTTTCACTGGTAGCCGCTGCAGTTGCAGAGTTTGCAGCTGCGGTAGCAGAGTTACCAACAGTCGTTTCTGATGCCGCGGCAGCAGTCGCTGAATTAGCTGCGGCAGTAGCTGACGTTGCTGCTGCAGATTGTGAGTTAGACGCTGCAGTAGCTGATGTAGCAGCATTTGTGGCAGATGTAGCAGCGTTAGTTTCACTTGTTGCAGCATTTGTTGCAGATGTAGCGGCCTCTGTAGCCTTTGTTGTTGCAGTAGACGCGCTGCCAGATGCAGAAGTAGCGCTCGATGCTGCTGCTGTTGCACTTGTGCCAGCAGACGTAGCTGACGTTGCCGCGTTTGTTTCTGATGTTCCCGCGGCAGTCGCACTGTTAGCAGCTTGCGTAGCACTTGCGGCAGCTGCTGCAGATGTGCCTACCCAGAAAGAAGACGAGCTCTGCGGCAGATTACCCTGGTTACTGTTTTGCAGACTCGTATACAGAACACCGTCTGTGCTGACTACGTTTTCATTTATTGAATACGTTCTAGTTGATGTCCAGGCAAAACTGAAATTTATCCAGAAACCACTAGAAGATGTTGGGTTATTGTTTAGATTGTTATTCTGCAGGCTCTGATACTGCACATTGTCTAGTGTTACTACTGCGCCTTCCTGGTAGGTTATGCCAGCGTTCCAATCCACTGAATACAACAGAACCCAATATCCTGTGCTAGATGTCGGATCATTGTTCTGGTTACCCGTCTGTACGGACCTGTAGTATTGGCCATCGCTAGCCAGGACAACTGCGTTAGCGTCATATATTTTTGTTGCTACCCACCCATCGCCAAACACGCTTGCTGTCTGCCCGACAGGATCACGTACAAGTATTTGTACATCATTTTTGTCTGTTAAAATGGCTTTTGCAGTGCCTGTAAAAAATATATTAGGTTGTCTGCCAGCAGCACTTAGTATTACTGGGTTAGTGTTAGGTATTGTCTGGTTAATGTCGCTAAACGTGGTTTTTAACGTAGTTGTGCCAGTTTCGTAAAAAAATATTTTACCGCTGCCTAACGGGTCACCAGCGTCATCAAAATACTGTGCGTTTATCTCGC